CTGACAAGGTAGGCGGTGTATTGGTAAAGGCCTTTGAAGGCAATATTCATGTCATACAAGATCTAAACAATCAATATCATTTCTTAAATGCTGAACAGTTTGCTCATATTGACAATCTAATTAGACAAGGCAAATATCAACAGGCAGGCACTGAAACCATGAAGGCCTTTAATGAAAAGATTAAAGACCAAAGTAAGGAAGTTGGATTCTTAGGTAGGATGTGGGATAACCTAACACAAAGTGTTAGTAATTTCTGGAGCACATTAAAGAATTTAGGCAAGGATGATGTTGCCAATCGTGTTGAAGATCTAAGAAAAAATCTAACCACATTAGATGCGGCTATTAAACGCATCAGTGACATTCCTGAAGATAAAAGAACTCCACAACAGATTAATTTGTTAAAAACTCTTGTGGCCAATAGAATAGAAGCCGCTCGATCATTAGGTGAAGAAGAAAATAAACTTGATAAAGAAAATGCTATCAAGAAGAAAGAATCTGATCGAGCCATTGCTGATCAAGAAAAGATTCTAAGAGATCAAGCCAACAAGGGACTTGGTTATTCAGTTGAATTAGAAAAGAAAAGAATTGATTTTGCTCAACAAAAAGCCGCATTAGATGCCAAAGCCGCACAGGAAGGTTCAATGTCAGTTGCGGCGGCCAGAGCAGAATTAACTTACCAAGAAAAAATTGCTACCTTAGAAGCAGAAAGACGCCGTGCCAATGAATTAGAACCAATGAAGGCAGGCAACACTAATGCCAGAATATCAGCATTAAAAGAAATTGCCAAAGTTGAACGCGATGGTGCTATTGAAACTGCTCGATTGACAGAAGAAACAAGGAAAAAAGAATTTACGGATTTGATTCAATTACATGGCGAGAAATTACGAGAAGGGCAGTCTGAAGTTGATCAAGGTGAAATTGTTCGTGCTCAATTAAAAAATAGAATTGAACTTGAAGACAAATTACGCAAAGAATTGGCAAGGACAAATGATCCTAATGCCAATAGTTCCTATGGCCAACAGATAAAAGCACAAATAGAATTAGAAAAAATCAAACAAGATGCTATTATTCAAACTCGAATGATTGAACAGGCTTCAAATGATATCACAGGTAAATTAAGACGCAAATTAACTGAAGATACAAATTCAGAAACCGATGCCTTAAAGAGTCAAAGAGACATTATGTTGGCTTCAACTGTTATTGATGCTCAAGTTATTCAAAAAAATATTGAACTTAGAAAACAAGAAGAAGCAGAAATACTTAAAATTCAAAGTCTATTTGGCAATCAAGATTCTTTAAATGCTGATCAAATAGCCAAACAACAAAGTCTAACAGATGCTCTTCATAAGCAATATGACAAGCGTAGAAAAGATGCTGAAGAATCATTACGCAGTGATAATGAAATTCGTTCAACCAGTTTATTCGGAATTGACGAAGCATTTGCTAAAATAAGTAAAATGGCCAAGACTCCTGCTGAAATGGCTTCCTCGGCAGTCGATGTAATGTTCAATGATATGAACAAAGCATTAGATAATTTTGTCACCACAGGCAAAGGCAGTTTTGCTGATTTTGCCAAATCAGTAGTTCAAGACCTAATCAAGATAGAAATGAAAGAACAGGTTATTTCACTATTCAAAGGTGTAAGTAGTGCTTCAGGTGGTGGAACAGGTATATTAAGTTTCTTTAGTAACTTATTCAAAGCAGAAGGTGGTCCTGTTAATGGTGGCCAATCATATATTGTTGGTGAAAAAGGTCCTGAGATATTCACACCAAGCAGTGGTGGCAGTATTACACCTAACAATAAGATTGGTAATGCTCCTGCGGCCGCACAGACTATTGTAACTTACAATATCAATGCTGTGGATTCAATGAGTTTCCAACAGATGCTGGCACGGGATCCAAGTTTTATCTATGCCTTAAGTCTACAGGGGCAGAAAGCCCTGCCTTCAACAAGGATTTAATCTATGACAATTACATTTCAACCAGTTATTGATAACGCAGAAACATTATCAATCAATAAACTAAAAAAGGTAGCACAGACTGTATCCAGAGATGGTGTTGTTAAATCAACCAGCCTCGGTGGACAAGTTTGGGAATTTGAAGTAAAATTGCCTGATGGTCCCAATTGGACTACCTATAGACCAATCATTGAACAATTAGAATCATTAGATAAGGTAACACCCAGTCTGATCAATATCAGTAAAACTGCCCTTCTTTACATTTATGGTTATAAAGGCAGTTATACCAACTTAACCAATACAGTTCAAGTATCCGCAACCAGTGGCTATACAGTGACCATTACCACTCAACCTAATCTACAGAGTGGTTATAAATTTAAATCGGGTGACCTAATACAGTTAGGCACTGGTGGTCATGTTTATAGTGTGGTTGAAGATGTTCCTTATAGTTCTAACACCATTACCCTGAATAGACCTCTGCGTGATGCGGCAGGTACCTATACTTTATTGATTGGTGGTGAGAATGTTTGTTGGAATGTTATCTGTACACAATTCCCACGCTGGACCATTTGGCAATACAATCAGATTAAATGGTCCGGACCATTCATCTTTTCGGAGGTGGTATAATGACCATGATTAACCTTTCTGGTTATAATTCTGTACAGACAAATCTATTTGTCACACTGGCTATACCTAATTTAGACACTTTGACTTTCAGTGATTATCATATGCCACTGACATTGAATGGTGTAACTTATCAAGGTCTGGGTCAATTGATCAGTGTTAATCAAACTACCAACAGTCTAAGGGCAACCAATCAAGAATTATCTATTGTTATCTCTGGTATTCCTGCGGCCAATATTCCTGCTATACTTTCTACAAATATGAAAGGTAGTAAACTTAATATTAAGAGAGCATTCTTTGATCCTAAGACAGGTAACCTATTAAATATCGCTGGCAATCCAACAGGCAAGTTCAATGGTGTGGTCAACAATTATCATATCGCTGATGAATTACCTGAAGGATCAAGTAATGGTAAGACCACTATTGTAATCAGCGCGACCAGTGTGTTAGATGTTTTAACAAATAAGATTAAAGGTCGTAGAACCAATCCAATTGATTTTAATAGTTCAAATGACATGGATAGAGTTCCTTTACTGGTTAATGCCAATATTAACTTTGGAGCACCTGTCTAATGAGTTTCCTATCTGGAGTTGTTGATTTTCTAAGTGGCGACAGTATCTTATCATCTGTTGTCAAAATTGTTGGCTTGGCCTTTGTTGCTTCTAAGGTTGCTTCAAACACACAACCACAAAACACCACTGTTGACTTAGGAGTTAGACAACAGTTAGGTGCCAATGTTGAAAATAAAATTCCTGTTATATATGGTGCGGCCTATCAAAGCCCCATAGTCACTGATGCGGTTATGACCAATACCAATCAGACCATGTGGTATGCGTTGACCCTAAGTGAAAAAACAGGCAATTTATTAAGCACAGGTGATCGTAGCATCTATACATTCAAAGATATCTATTGGAACAATAACAAAGTAAGTTTTCAACCTGATGGTATTACAGTTTCTTATACAATAGATCCAGATGGCAATATTGACACAAGTATGAATGGTCTGATACAGATTTATTGTTATGCGGGTAATAGTGATAATCAACTTATTCCTCAACCCTATGTCAATGCTTCAACTACTAGTGCTTATTCTCTAATCCCAGGTTGGACACAGGCCAATAACATGATGAATAATCTTGTGTTTGCCGTGGTTAAATTGACCTATAACAAAACAAATAATGTCACTGCCTTAGGCACATTTAAATTTCATATCGACAACAGTATGAAATTGCCTGGTGATGTATTATATGATTACATGACCAACACTAGTACCTATGGCGCAGGTATTGGTTCTTCTGATATTATACAAAGCAGTCTTGTTGACCTAAACACTTTTTCAGCACAAAGCGTGGCCTACAATGGTAATACTCTAAACTTATTGAATAGATATCAGATCAATGGTGTGCTTGATACTACAAAAAATGTAATGGCCAATATGGATGAAATTGCTGTGGCAGCAGGCAGTTGGATCACCTATGACACACATGAAGGTCAATGGGGTGTCATTATCAACTCAACAGGAACCAGCAAGGCCAGTTTTAGTGACAGTAATATGATTGGTAATGTTGGATTAGGTGGAACAAGCCTTAAGGATCTTTACAATAGCATTAAGGTATCATTCCCTAACAAGGCCCTATTAGATTCAGTTGACTATGTTCAAATTGATACACTATTGGCCAACCGTAATCCTAATGAAAGTGAAAATACTTTAAATGTTTCCTACAGTCTAATAGATGAACCTATTCAAGCACAGATGTTGGCCGAAATAACATTGGCACAGACAAGACTTGATAAGATCATAACATTCCAAAGTGATTATTCTTATGTTGGCCTAAAGGCAGGAGACATTATTGATGTAACCAACAGTCGTTATGGTTTTAGCAATAAATTATTTAGAATTATTAGCATTGTTGAACTTCAAGATGATACCAATGCTCTTAAGGTTGAGATTACAGCCTTAGAATATGATCCCACAATCTATAATTTTAGCAATCTAAGCAAATATGTGATACAGACTGCTACAGGCATTCAGACTATTGGTAACATTGGACCTGCAGGTAAACC